GCAAGGGGGGTAACAGTGCAGAAAGCCGCGGTAGGGAAGGCAGTAGCAAAGGTCAATGTACTCACTGTTGTGCCGGTGCCGAAAGTAACCTTGCCACCATTGCCACTTGAATTGGCGTCAACAGCCGAGCTAGTTCCACAAGTCGATGTTGTCGGTGCGCCAGCCGTAGTAGTCAGCAATGTTCCTTTGACGCGGCTAGTGAAAACACTATTGCCGCTATCGTCCACATCTACAAGCACAATGCTATAGGCGGAATTAAGAAGCTGCCAGCTACCAGACCCTGCAACGCGCTGAAACTTCGAGCCACCAGTTGCGTTCGTCTGTTGGATTTCGCCGCCTTGATCAGAACCTGTGAAACCCGTCAGAACAAGTGAGCGGCCACCCGAAGATCGTGTGACAGACAACTGCCCGTTGGGATCGAGCGTCATGCGCGGGATATCGATGATGTTATCGGTGAACGTGGTCGAAAGCCAATCAAGGCCTTTAGTCACAGTCCCGGTGCCGGACTTCCAGAACGAGCCAGACGTCTTCACAGGGAACGCACCACCAGCGGCGCTGAACTCGATGCCGTATTTATAAGCCGCCGCTCCGGTCTGCGCTGCAACCCATAGTCCCGCGTCAATTACAGACCCAATGCCGATCGAAGTTGAAACGTCCACAATTTGAACGCCGGTTTTGCGTGTGATCGTAGCCGCGCGAACGTCGGTATTTGCTTCGACGCCGCTAGCTTCGGCCGAACTTGCAACAGTGCTGTCCACCCACGCGTAACCGTTTAGGCCAAACGCGCTGCCCGAAGATGTACCTTTCAGGTGAGCGATGCCGTTCAAGGCAACGACAGGCTCGCCTACAGAAGCATTTGTCGCTGACTGTTCAATATGGATGCACTCGCGATAGCCCGTACCGCCAGTACGCTGACAAGCATAGGATGCCGCAATAAAAAAGCTCGTGCCAGCAGTATAGCTTTCCGAGATATTGACGTTGAAGAATGGCGCAAACGATCCGCCAGAACCGGTCCCGCTAATCGTTTGTGCCGCAGTCCAAGTATTACTTGTAGCAAGTAAAGTCGCACAGGAAATTACTACGCTGCCTGCGGTAGTGGTGCAAGCTCCGCCAGTGAATGCAGGAAGTTGGCTCGGTGCTATTGGCGCTGCTTTCACAAACGCCGTACTGGCGCAGGCATTTGAGCTATCTGCTGGTGGACGAGTGGCGCAGGTAACAGTCTGCGCCGAAGCGGGCGAAATCAGCAAATGCGAAAGTAGTGCGAGAACTTCAAGCATTGGTGTCGATCACAGTCAGAGGATTGGCCGTGCCTGCGCCGGTAATGGCAAAGGCTTGATAGGAGTTCTGACACTCGCCTTCAATGGTGTACTGCCCGCCATTACCGTAGACCCGGATGCAACCGCCAAGGGCAGCATTCGACGGGGTCAAGGTAACGTTCGATCCGGTATTCTGTACAGCAGCGGGAGCTACGAAGACATCCGCAGAACCGGGATTGTGGAAGGTAAGTTTTCGCCGAGACGGATTGGCAGCGGCGACCACCACCAACCCGTTTTCGGAGATATTGTTGAAAGCATAAATCTTGCCTCCACTGGCCCCGGATACTACACCAGAGCCCCCGGGAACAGTGACGACAGTCATTAGACTCTCCGCTCGTTGATGATTTTGGCGTTCTGGTCAACTAGCTTGCCGATGGCCTGAGTCAGGTCGGACAGGCCGGGTACTTCAACCGGCCGGGTCTGCGCTTCCGCAAGTTCGATCTGGAACTTGTCCACAAGTGACTGAGAGTAGTCACCGTAGTCGGTTTCAGGCTTGTAGGACCAACGATGCTCATGCTTCGCGGTGATTTCGCGGGCTTCGTCGTCCATCGGGACCATGTCGGGAGTAGGATCACCAGCGAATTCAATGTCGCCAGATTCACCCTTGCCCTGATGGCAGACGACCACGATGCCGTCCTCGTTATCCTTGTTGCCCCAACGCTGTGTCCATGCGGACGGATCACGAGGATCGAGATAACGCGGAACCGCAAACTTCACACGCTTGGGGCGACCAGTCGTGCGATCGTTCTCGGTGTATTCCCATTCCTCGCCGGGTGTGTTGAGGTAATGGGCTGTCATGAGTTTCCAGCGGGCCATCAGAACTGCTCCGTCCATTCTATGTTGATGTTAAGGAGACCTGACGAAACCGTGACGCCGTTCAGGTTGATGCACAGCTGCTGGGTCGTGTTCTTCTGCAGGTCGAGCCCGCGCGAGAACATATCAACAGACGTGCCCCAATGGCGTTCGACGTGAATCGCGCCACCGGCAGCTGTGGTCACCGGGAGATCGACGATCATCGCACCCATCAGAGACGGGGAGGAGTCTACGATCGTCGGGTTTGCGGTGTAGGAAGTCAGGGTCGCAGTCGAGGCCGAGTCACCAGCAAAGGTAGGAACAGCAACCGGGAGCGCAAGGCTGGTGGCTGCAGTGCCGCCAGTGTCGAGAGACGTGCGGCGATAAAGCAAGAACGGAGTTGTGATTGCCGTGCCAGCCGTGCCACCGATAGTGATTCGACGGATGGAGATGTTCTTCGTGGTTCCGGGAGAGATGCAGAAGATATCCGTGGCAGAGGCTGCCGGGACCAACGCGACAGCCGTGGCTGTATACGTCGGGTTGCGGAGAATCGAGGAGATCATCCCGACCTGCGGGACGGTGTTAACCGACTGAGCAAGGGCTGCGCCAATAAAGGCGAGCCCCGCTACAGCCGAGAGAAGGAGAGTCTTCTTGGTCATAGCGGGGTTCCTTTTAGTTAGCGACGTTGATGCCGGCCGGATAGCCAGAATAGGCACCGCCGGTACCCATGATCTGATCATCACGGTCGAGGACGATGTTGGCTTCAATCGTGCCGGTGGAGTGAGTACCGACCGAGATGAAGTTCAGTTTGAGGAAGCGCGGAATGGCTTGGCCAAACACGACGCGGGGAACGTCGATGTTGGCAAGCTGGGCACCAGCCACCAGCGAGGCTTCGGCAATCGCAGCCGACGTCCACATGGTGGTATAGGAACCCGGCGCACCTGAGCCGTTGTCTGGCGCGCCCTGCAGCTGGAGCTGGAGAGACGTACCGACGGTGAAGGCCGCGATAACCATCGCCGAGAGTTTCAGCGAAGGGTCGTCACCCACGCCGATGTCACGCGCACCACCGCCAGAGGCCGACGCGGGAAGACCCGAGACGCCGAGGTCGATGATGTTGGATGCAGCCTGCGTACCCGTCGTGGGTGCGTCGGTCTGTGCACCGGAGGTAATGCCACCGGTCGCGCCATTTGACGTGCCAGTGAAGGTGAGAAGGTTGTCGAGGATCATAACTGGTTGCTCCTTACGAGACCTGAGCTTCGTTGTTGAGGATGGCGTCGCAGGTGCGGATCGGGATACCGCGGAACGTCGTCACGACCTTGCCATCGAACTCTTCAAGGCGGAGCAAGACGTTGGTCTTGTTCATGGCTTGGAGATCGAGGTAGGTGCGGACAACGCGGTTGGCGTACATCACAACCCGACCCATGTTCGCGCGGACTTCCGGGGTATCGGAAGTCTGAATCGCCGACGCCGTGGACGGAGCCGTAGGCAGGCGATAGAGACCGCGAACGAGGAGGTTGATCAGGTTCGCCGCCGAGACGCCGGTCAACTGGGTGACGTCGATGTTTGCCACGCGGGCGCAGTAACGCCAGTCGCGGAGAACAAGGCCGATTTCCCACTTGAAGTGATCGCGGTAGGCTTGGTAGGTGTTACCCGCCGAGTCCGTCACCGGCCACTCACCCATGTCACGATGCTGGAGGCCCGTGATCTTGCCCTTCGGGAACGTGCCGTGGAAGGTGTCGTTGCCCCACGTGCAAATCCAGATGGAGGTGTTGGTCGAGGAGGTGCCGCCACCGTCGAGCACGTTATTCGCGGTCTGCGAATTCGCCGTGGTCTTGGTGGAGTAGCGCGGAGCCAAGCCGGTGAAGCGTTCCGGGTTGGTGTGCTGGTTGCCGTAGATCAGCGTTGCAGCGACCTGCTGGGACATGCCTTCGAGGAAGGCCTTGACCTCAGAGAGCCGGAACTCCGCGGTGTTACCGTTCAGGTCCGCGATGTCCTTATCGATAACCGCGTAGGTCTCGAGGTTACCGCAGGTGTCAACGATCTGCGCGGTCGTCGACTTGGCGTTCGGGACACCGGCGTTGAGGAGGCGCCAAGTGGCCTGGGGCAGGCCGGTGCGGATCGTGGTCTTATGCCCGGTCGGCAGATTGCCTTCCATGACGAGCATGTCATCAAGGATTTCGTTCGTCTGAGAGAGGAGTTCGATGATCGCCGCGACGCGGTAGCCATCATCCATCCTTTTCGCCCAGTCTGCATACGTCAGTGCGGTTGAACCAATAGTAGCCATTACGTGGCCTCCTGTGTGGGTCTGTTGTGATAAGCGAATTCACCAGCGATGTCATTCAAGGCTACAAGATATGCAGCATGAGCTTCTTCCGCTGATGCGAAGTTCCCCAAAAACTTCTGCTGACCACCGAATTGGATTTTGGAATACCACTGATGGTTCCTCTTATCCAAGTACGCCCCAGTGAGGCCGGAAATGCCAGTTACAGTTTGGGTGTTAAAGTTATTCTGTGATCTATTGCACAGGCGTAAGTTGACGATTCGATTATCGTTGCGAATACCATTTGCATGATCGATTTCTGTAGGATATTCTCCGTACATATACAATCAAGCAAGATGATGTTCGTAATGTTTCACATAGTCAATTATAATTCGACGATACCCATGGCACATTTCATGCCCTGCACGTTCGCCTTCTTTTGCTCGACCACGCGAACATTTATTTGTGAACCATCCCGAATCTGGATGATAAACAAATAATTCCTGCAACTCTTTTTG